CCCCATAACTATCATGGATTTCACTAACTCCATAAACGGCAGTAGCAACAATTTCATCTGCTCTTAATGAAGCATCTCTTTGTGTTTCAAGCTTTAGGTCTTGCATCATCGCTAACGCAAGTGCGTCTTGAGAGAATACGCCACCGATAGAGTCATCTGAACCATCTACAGATATGTTTGAAGATTCAAAGATTTGAACTCCTGCGATAGTTCCAACAAAACCAGTTCTCATGGCTTCATTTGATAATTCTGTATCTCTACCCACAAAGGTGTTTGTCAAAGACTTTTTGACGTTGAAAATCTGCTTTGGGTGAAATACTCCATAATATGGTGCAGGTGCGTTTGCAGTTCTAAGCTCTGCACTTGCTTCAAAGATGTCTTGCACTGTGAGCTCTTGCCCGGCACCACCTGCTTTCTCTGTTGAAAAGCCTGTGAATAAAGCTGATAAGTCTGCATCCACTTTTCTTGCGATAGCTTCACCGAATAATCTTCCAATGTCACCTGCAACATTTCTAGATGCTGAGTTTCTAGCTAAATCAGTCAATGTGGTCATTACACCTACTTCACTAGCTGTTATGGTAACAGAGGTTGGGTTGACCGCTGTGTTGGACAAATCCGTTGCTTCATTTACAGCAGCAGCTGACACTGTTGCGTAGATTGGTACTTCAACAGACTTACCGCCACCTGCAATTGTGTAATTTCGGACTAGGTTTCTCATGATTGATTGCTCGCTTGCTACGAACAAAGCTTCGGCTACAATTTCGGTATAGAGTTCCGAAATGGTACTACTGGTTGTTTCATTTGCCATTTATTGCTCCTTTAAATAAAACAAATTAAGGGTTTGAATTAATCACATAAGGTTTAGAATTTCTTTGCTTTCGATATTCAGCATATTTCTTTCTGTCCTCTGGATTGTTCATATTTAATTCACTCAGATTTAAAGGCTTATTGAGTTCTTGCCTATCCACATTTGACACTGAGCCAGAACCACTAGGGGTTGCACTGACAAAGTGAGGGTTTTGTGTAAGAAACTCTTGAACCAATTCGTCGGTGGTCAAAAGTTCACCCGATTTACTATACCTCGCAATTCCATTCTTATCAAGGATTTCTACGTTACCACTTTCATTTAGCTGAATGTTATTTTTTAATAACTCAACTACTTGGTCAGGATTGATGGCTTTATTCCTAGATGCTGAAGACAATAACGATTTATTTATCTTGATATCTCTAAGCTGACTTTCAAGGTTTTCTTTTTCTTTATTGAATTCTTGGGTTCTTGTTTTAAGTATTTCTTCAAACTCACCTTTCTGAATGCGTTGTTTTTCTTCCGCATCTTTCTGTGACTTGACCGCTTTTACAATAGTATCAAAGTCCTCAACCCCAAGCTTTTTATACCAAATACCTCTTTCTTTGCCTAATCGCTTTTTGACAATTTCATTCATTTCATCTTCTGTGAACATTACCTCACTAGATGTTTCTTGCACTTGTGGTTCTTCTTCTTTTGTTTCAGTGGTCTCTTCTACTTGGTTTTCTTCAGCCATTTATAACTCCTATATATCCCAATCTGGGTTGGTTGGAATCCAAGTGTGCCGACAACGATAACCACCTCTTACTATAAATGGGTCACCTGTAGACTTGCCTTGCCACCCTTGATTATTCCAAATATCCCGAATTTCTTTTTCGGTTAATGTCTTGTTTAGCATATCTCGACAGAAAGGTCTACTATCTCTTACCAATGTCCCTGTGTAGCGAAAATGATTTAAGCCAGATGCTTTTGCCTTGGCAACAGTGAATTGTCCATGAAACTGCATAACTGAATCATGAGCTATCTGCCCGGCATAACGTCTTAGGTTGTTCCCGGCTCTATCACTTGCATATTGCGTATGCAACTTTCTGACTGCTTCCTCTATCTCTGTTTTTTTAGTTGCATCAAATTTGTTTTCATTAATGAAATCCACCAAGTCATTTATTTCTGAAAGATTAGATTTCTGATAAACGCCATTTATGTGAGCTCTTATGTTACTAACCATATCTTCAAATGGTCTTCCTGCAATGGTGCTCTGATAAATCTCGTCATTAATAATTTTTAGAAATCTCTCCGCAATATCTTCAAACCCACTAAACGACTGTGTTTTGAGTGCGTTCAAGGTTGTGAGGTCTACCTCTGTCAGGCTTTTGAACTTTTTAGGTATAGGCATCTCGCCAAAAGTATCCAAGACCTCTTTTGCAATCTTGTTATATTCCTCGTTTATTATGGTATCTGCTTCATCTAAAAATCTTGTTTCCACAAGGTTTCTTATTGCAGGTTGTAGTTGTATCGCTAGTCTTTGTGAAACAAGCTTACCGCCAGTAGCTCTTGTCACCTCTCTGACTACATCTTCTTCAAGCCTTATAAGTACGTCTATAATACGCTGTTCATGTTGGTCAGCTAATTTATCTAATATTTTTGACATTATAAGGGAAAATCTTTTTTCCAAGCTCTGATTGACCAATATGCAGGTGAAAGTGTCTTTTGCCCTTTAACTTCTTTCAAAACACCGCCCATTCTAGCCAAAAATGATCTCTGCCTTGCAGGTATATTTTTTTTGATGGACATACCTCTAGCTCCAAACGTCACTTTCTTAATTTTTCCTGTAGATTTGTTTTTAACATAAACACCGAACTTTTTTCTCTTAGATTCCGATGTAGATAATCTAAAAGGTTTATTGAGCTTAACTTCTCTACCTCTATACTTTGCCATTACTTTCTTTTTCTCTTTGAAGCTCTTCTGATTATGTCTTTGTCAAATGTTCCAGAACGACCCCTTTTGATAAGCTTGTTTACCCTTGCCATCGCCCAAGCATTCATAGGTATCTTTGGTCTTGATCCGGCTGATAGAAATGCACCTTGACCCCTACGAAAAGAAGCCTTGAGGTCTGCAAGCGTAAACAGTTTAGATTTCTTTGCTTTTGCTCTTAGTGTTGCTAGTGTTTTCGCTGATAAAGGTCTTCTTCTAACTGCCATTATGATCTATTTCTCCTCCTTAGTAATGCTAGTGGTATTCTTGCACCTGATTTATACAATGCACTAACTTGTTTGATTAAGCTTGCTCTTGCACTTCTCTTTGAGCCTTTAAGACCAGAAAGATATTTTTTGGGTAGACCAGTTCTTTTATCTTTAGGTACTTGCCTACGTTTACGTTTCTTCCTCAACTGTTTGTCCCTCTACTTCTGTGGTTGTGAATTGACCTCTTACTGCTCGACTTGAATCGATTTCTTGATTTATAGATTTGATCATTTCGCTATCGTCTATAACCGCCTGTGCTATCTGTTTGTCTAGTTCTTTGTTAAATGTTTCGGATTTTATACCACTTGCTTTTGCCATTTGTAGAAATTGGAGGTCATTCGCCCAATCTCTGATATCAAATGTATCTGGATAGTTAACAGAACCATCAAACTGTTTATCTTGCCACATAGCGAATAAAGACCAAATCTGTTCTTCTGCGTTCTCAAGATAATCTGCTTTTTCTGATAATCTGGCGTTTAGTAGCTGAAATTCTGTTTGTAGAGCAATACCACTAGCAATTTGGTTTCCTGTTGCCCTGACCGAACCCATGTGTGTTATCCTGTCGATAGCATCTACTTTGTTTTGGATACATCGCATAATACCCTCTAAATTCTGACCGCTTGGCTGAATGATATAGGGTTTAAGATTTGCTTCTAAATCTTCTGGTATTTCTATTATTGAACCCGCACCCGCACTTGCTTCAACATTAGGTGTTTTAACAAGACTGGGGTGGTTTGCTAATCTGATAAGCTGCTCTTTTTCTGAATAATCGTTATAGATGGACTGTTGTAGATATGCCACATCTGCAAGGTCACTTATGCCTATAGGTCTTTTAGCACCCCTAAGATTATAGACATTAACTGCCGGTATTTTGCCTATGGCATTGGGAACCTCTTCTATTAATCTTGCGTCTCCCTTTGCATATTCCTCTTGATACTCCTCGACCTCATACGTACTAATTGTTTCTTCTGTGAATACCTTAATGATAGCTCTTTCCTCATTTATGTCCTCTACAATCATCAACATATCGAGATAGAATCTACCACTAGCTGAACGACTGTAATTCCAATTTACTACGTTCTCCGGGGTATAAATACTTAAATATGGTCTTATGTCCTGTGCTAACTCTTCCGCTCTTGTATTAGCATTCGATTGTGGCTTATCTATTATGACCCAACAATTACCATAGATACTTGCGTTCATTTGAACCTCACGCATTACAGTATTAAAAGATCGACCATCGAGGTCAGCATCGTCTAGAAATGATAAGAGCTCTGCATCTCCATCTAGTGAGCCATAATCTCTTGTTGGGGGAACACGCCATAAAAAGCTTGTGTAAATCTGAACGACATTCTTACAATGGTTATCTACTGGTGTATGTCTTATTCTTGCGTCATATTCCTCAGGTGATTCTAAAACATAGCGGTGTAAGTAATATCCGTTTTTGTAATCATTACCGCCTAGATAACTACGAATATAGAACTCCCAATTAGCTATATTTGCGTTCCATAAGTCGTGTTTTCTTGTAAGTGTTTCCCTATCCATTAGCTCCACCTTTTAGGTCGGCTAGGTGCAAAATTCCTTTTGAGTGGGAAATTATACTCTACTAAATACCCAAGAGCATCATTCATATGGTCATATCCACTATCTTTGTCAGGAATATGCGTGCCTTCCTTATATATTTGTCGTTCAATGCTTTTGATCGCATTTTTACAGGATTTTACAATAAATAAACTATTTTTACCATTTACATTTTTTAATTTAGAATTTACTGCGTTTATCCTATCCCTAACAAGAGGTGCTGTATTCTTACATCTTACATCAAAACCAAAGTTTTTCAATATCGCTAAATCAGTTAATCCACCTGCACTTGTTTTTCTTTGTCTCGCACTAGGGTCTGGATAAACCACGATTTGCTTATTTTTATATCTGGTTCTTATCTCCTCGCACATTTCATTGGTATTACTACTGTATATTTGTATCTCATCTATTAAATAAATTCTATCATTTTCTATCACACAAACAACCGCACTCATGGGGTCTATATTGAAATCTAAACCTATGTGGTAAACACCGCTGTTTTTCTGATATTTTTCTACTAGATTTTTATCTCTGTTGAAGTTGTAGTATATCATACCAGAGTAATTAACAAACGTTGCTTCATACTCTTGTTGAAATGTCCTTAGGTCTAAATCTTGCTTAGCCTGTTCTATTTCTTCTTTACTTACTTGTTGACCCTCAAGTGTAGTATATTGAAAGCTTTTCCAATCTTTGTTTGTTTCCCCTTGTTTATAGAGTTCATAAGACCAGTTACCAAAACCTCTTGGACTACCACAAAATAATGCGTGCCCTTTTTTGTCTGACAAGGTTGGTCGTAATACTTCATACCAAGCTTCTTTACTAACGTCTGCGAACTCATCAATGACAAGAAAATCTATGCCTACGCCACGCAAGGCATTTTCGTTGTCGCTTCCCCTTAGTGTTATGGTTGAATTGTTTTTCAGAGTGAAAGTTAAATCACTATGATTTATGTTTTTAACCCACTTGTGGTCTATTAACTTTTGTTTAAGCTCATTCCAAACAATTTGCTTAGCTTGTCTGTACGTTGGTGCAACATACCAAACTTTTTGTTTTGATTTACTTGCGAACTTTGCTAATTCATTAATAGCTAAATAGGTTTTCCCAAATCTTCTCCCGGTAATAAGTACTCTAAATCTAGCTTTATCTTTTATAACTTTCGCTTGTGGTTGGGTTAAAGGCATTAGTTAGTCCATGGTAAAGGTTCTTCGGTTTGCGACTCCTCTACCCTATCTTGCTGTCCTAACATATTCTTACCTAGAAAGATTAACATACTTACATTCCCATTTTCACAAGCTCTCCATTGGAGCTGTCTTAACCTCATTTTTTGCTCTGCCCTCCCTTTTGTCAGAAATTCCGAATAACTCTTTTCTAATAGGTCTGGTGAACAGCCAAAAAAGTCAGCCATCTCTATGTTGGTGCACCCAAGTTTTGCCAATGCTGTGAGTTGTTGTGTATCGATTTGATATTTCTTTGGTCTAGCCATAATCCTCTTTTTACCTTTGAGTAAAGTGTTTAAGAATAATATTGTAATTCTTTTTAATATCTTCTTCTTGGTTGTTAACTAACGTGATGTAATCACTACCTAAATATTTTTTGATGTTTTCTATTTTGGTTTTTCTCCCTTTAATAAATTTTTCTGATTGATTATCTTCTCTTTTTATATGTCTCTCTGTAGTATTATTACTTGTAACTATATAAACCTGTAAAGACATTTTGGTTTTTGCTTTCTGCAAAGTCTTAATATTAAAGAGCCTATCGCCCTCAAACAATACATTATAGGGCATATCTTTGTCTAATAACTCGTTGAAGTCTGGTTGCACCGCCATTGATAATCTATCTGTGCCGGAAAACACTTCACTGTTTGAATATTTACCTAAAATGACCAAATCTAATGCCGGGTGATAATGACCATAAACTTTCTTAAATTTAAAAAGCTTCCAACTATGATATTGTTCAAAAAATTGTTGCACTATGGTGGTTTTACCCACTGCCGGGATACCGCCTAAAGCTATCAAAGTGGGCATGATTCCCTCATAAAGCTACCTGTTTCTAAAAATTGGGAATATAATTCTTTATGTAAAGATTCCGATAAATACAATTCTTCATGTAATGACTCTTTTCTTCCGTCCCAAAACACTTGCCAATCCACCCCTACCCAATCATCTTGCTCTACTTTTTTTATTTCTTCCGCTTGCCGATCTAGGTAATATCCTAAATATCTGCCATTTTTTACTCTGAATATTTTTTTGTAACTACAAAGAGCAGTTTCCAAATAGTAATAATCCGTCTGAACACTATCCTGTGAGATGTATTTGATTTTATCCTGTATGTATTCTGCATTATCATTCAAAAAGGCTAGAGAATCCTTATTCAACTTCTGGTCTACCCATTCATCTTTACCTAAAGCCAAACACAATCCGTTCCTATGCGACCTGCTTCCACTGAAATCCTCTAATTTAAGGTTATTAGGTTGCAAGTCCACCCCCACGCATTGTTTTAGTGTTTGCATATAAAACCATGTAGAGTATCGACCAAATTTGTAGAGATTTTGGGAAATAGACTCAAAAAGATAATTAAAGCTTTTTTTCTTTTTATAAAAATCAAATTTATTCTTCTGTGTTTTCAATGGATTATTGTGCTCTATCCATCTTTTGTAGCTAGCGAATTGTTGCGGTAAATACCCTTTGTTGTACTTTGTATCTGTTTGATACCTTAATCTTGTATAATTTTTGTCATTCCAATCTTTTAATCTTTCGTAATCAACGAGCTCATAATCTGGGAACTCATTCCATATAATCCAAGCGGTCGGAAGGTGGTAGGTTGTCCCATAAATCCAGGCAATCCAATATTTCTGTTCTAAATTATGCTCAAACCTATCAAATAAATAGTTCAGCATCCAAATAGGCGGGTCGCAATCTTTATATTTTAAAGACCAATAATACCATTTGAAGAACCCTCTTTTTCTATTTTGTAGTTGTCTGTAGTCCATAAATATCTCCCTAGGTAGTAGTCTCCTACGTTCTTAATGGCGTTCCACGTTCTGACCCCTTGTTTGCTATTTAACTTAACATTTTCTATTTGTTCGTTTTTGAGCTTTTCGCATACCTTTTCATCTGGCTTAGCGATGCCGGGATCGATCACCGCTTTATCCCTAAATCTAATTTGCTCTTCTCTTGTTCTTTTGAGGGGTTGATCTGATTTAAGACTACCTTGTTTATCTACCCCCCAAAACACTAGACCATTTTTTTTATGCCAACCTATGGATTGAGGGGTGCAGGATATTTTTAATCTTTTCATTTTTCTTTCAAAGGCTATTTTGAGATACTCAGACCATATTTCAGAAGCATAGCCTTTTCTTTCCATGTTTTGCATTGTGCAAATTTCATAAAGGTTTGTGTATCCCGTTTTATCACTAAAAGTAGCGTAAATTACAGCGACGCAAATTTCTCCTTTGTAGAGAGCTAAACAAGGGTATCTGTCGTAGTTTTTGAATCTAAACCACAAATTATGAGCGTTTTTTAGAAATTTTGTATTTTCCCCACTGGGTGCTCTTTTTATCAATAAAGATACGTCATTTTCATTAAGAAATTTTATCATTGGAGGTCTGTCGTTACCTCTCTTATTTCGTAATAAGAAATTTGATTGTTTTTAATCGTATAATTTACACAACATCGACATTTATTTACTTTTTCAAAACCGCTTCTAAGTAAAATGTCCTTGGTTGAAGCCATAACAAACATATCGTCTTCATAACAATAATAAAGCGGTCTTTTTTCATTCCTGAAAAAATGTAATTCTTTAGTTTGATTGTTGATAACTATTGCTGATATTGACGCTTCCACATAGTCTGCGACTGGGTGGCTTTTTTGTAAAAAACTTTTGATTATAAACTCTGAGTCATTTTTCGTTTTGAAGTCATAATTATATTTATCCCAATGCAAGCTATCCTCTTGTGTTATAACACCATTGTGAACCACCGCCAAATCATCATACGCTATAGGTTGGTTGTGCTCTAGTGAGGAGGTACTATATCTAGTATGTGCAATCAAACATCTTGTGTTTATATTTTTAACGTTTAAAAAAGCTGCATTTTTTGCAATTTTTTCTGTTTTGAGAAGATTGTCATCTACATAGCTTATGCCCGTAGCGTGTTGACCCCTTATTTTGGATTGAAATATAAGCTTTTCAATAATATCTGTCGGTATGATATTTTTTGAAACTATACCTACTACACCGCACATTATCCCAAAATCTTCTCTCTTATTTCTTCTGCTTTTGCGATTTCTTCTGGTAACGCTATTTTTTTTGTCTCTGTTTTTGCTCTCTCTAATTCATATTCCTTAGTGCCACAATAGATCATTTTTTCTCTGTAATAACACACAACTGATATTCTTTCGAAATAAGAAGCATCTTTTGCACCAGTATTTCCGTGCACTTCGTGAACATCGAAAAGAGCAACATCTCCATGTTTGATATTTAAACCAATTCCGTATTTTGGTAGCACTGTATAGAAACCATCATACTTACCCCTTGAAATGACCCCTAAATTTCCAAACCCCTCTTTTAAATCTCCTGCATCTTTATGCCCGGCAGTCTGAAAATTTTTATTTACTGTAACTGTAGTAAAGGCGGTGTCTTTAATAATAAAATCTTGGGAAGAAGCATCTGCCATAGCTTTTTGTATTTTATATCTATGAGGTGCATAATTTTTAAACACATCGTTCACACACTTCACATAGGGGACACACATATTATATTCATTGAAAAACTTTTGAGAAAAAGCGGTTGTTCTGCAATAAGGTATCCTAGGATATCTATCCATATAACCAATAACCGAACTATCTACTGGTATTGCATGCATTGTTTTGGATAAAGTACCATCTTTAAGCAGAGCTCTATATTGATTACCTTTAATTTCACCAATAATTGTCGTTCCAACTTTATCGCCCACTTTATAGAATTTGCTTATATCCCCGGAAGCACTTGCTCTATTTGTTGTTGGTGTGACCGCTTTTCTAAAAGGTATTCTTGCGTTCTCGCATATTTTTTCTGGGACAATATTTTTTTTCAAAACACACAAGAGCTCTCCATTTTCTTTAAACACCTCCGTATCTTCTTCAATAAGATTGTGAATGAGGGTCTCGTCTAAATGCGTTCCAATGAGGTTGTTTGCTTCCTCCTCCGACATAACTGGCTTTAACTTAATAGATTTCATTACAGTTTTTCTCCTTCATTTTTAACACATTTAAGAACAGCATCAGAAATATTATCTAAAGAATATTTATTTTTTACCCGATCTATTATTTCTCTGAATGTCTGTTCTGACTCCGGGTCATAGAACAACTGTATCATTTTTACGTCATTTAATGAACGATTTTCGTCATCAAGCTCGCTTATCGGGTCTGTTATTTCTATTTCCTCTTTTGAAAATATGCTGTCTAATTCTTCATTTGAGAAACCAGTTAAGTTTAAATCTATTTCAAAGTCTAAAAGTTGATTCAATTCGTTTTGCAGAAGATTGTTATCCCACATTGAGTCTTCATTTACTCTATTATCTGCCAATCGGTATGCCTTAGCTTTTGCTTCCCCTAAATCCGCTACCACTATAGGAACTTCATTCATACCCAATTTTTTTGCTCCTAACAGTCTTGTATGACCAACTATCACAACCATATCTTTATCGACCACTATCGGCTGTTGGAAACCATATTCTTTTATAGAACTTGCAACTTTATCTATAGCTTGATTTTTCCTAGGATTATTGTGGTAGGGAATCAGTTCATCTATTGGTTTATTTAATACTTTCATTATGGTAGCTCCGTTAAATAATTTATGACCCTACGGCAGTTTTTTTTATCAACTATAGGGTCACGCTCTTGATTTATCGCCTTAGATAAGGAAACACACTCCGCTTTATTATCAAAAACAAGGCGGTGCACCTCGACATTGGCGGTCTCAATGTTTGTTATTGTTATGAGATACATGGTATAAGTTATAACCTCTAGCACTATAACCACCCTCTCAAGTCTAGATATAGTTCAGCTTCATCTTTAGTAAACTCGCCCTCTTTGATAGCTCTCTGTACTTCGTCAATATGTTGTAAAGCTTGTTGAGAAACATAATTCCTAGACATTTTTTCTGATACAACCTTTTTGTAGTCTTTGAGTCTAAGGGGGTACAAATCAACCTTTTCTGTGCTTATACTCTTCGGTTGCTCGTCTAGATATTTTTTTGCTGATAACCAAAATGCAGGTTGTTTTGCATATTGTTTATCTTCAACAGATTTATAGTATTTATTATACATTTCTGCTAGTTCCTCTGGTTTCTCTAACCATTCTTTTTCTAACTTTTTGAAATTTTTTTCTGCTGTCCCTTTGCTGACTTTGTTCGTAATCTTATCCCAAAATTTAATAAATAAAGGCTCATATCTTACTTTGGTTTCTCTAGGTCTAGGGGTAGAGGTAGGGGTATGGGGGGTTTCTTCTAGGTTTTCTCTAGGTTTTTTTGGTCGACCGCCAAGCTTACCATTTTCTTTTGAAGCTTCCATACGCCTTGATATATATAGATATTCTTGTAGCTGTCTTTCGTTTTGATAATGGTCATTAACATAAACAAAAAACTCTTTAACTATTATATTACAAGATTGTTTTTCATCATCGGTTATACAATTAGCAATCCTGTAAATAGTCATATTATCACTTGGTAAACCACAGCATCTTTTATTCCAGTTCCAACAAAGTAATCTAATATAAATACCGATTTGTTCATTGGTTAAATGTTGAGTGCCTGCAATAAAATCCTCTGTGAATAAATACCAAGCTTTTAATTTTTCTTTTGGTTTACTGTTTTCGTGTATAATCATATTGAACTCCAATTTTTTCATTATACCCCTCTGAGCCGAAACCCAAAGGGGTTTTTTGGTTTAGTATCCCCAAACCTCTTTTCTCGCCCAAAGAACAGTTTGCTCTTTCCATATCCAATTATCCGGGTTAGGCACTAAACTGTTTCTAACGTCATCTTTATTATTAACAGTTTTTAGATAATTACCCATGACCTTTAAAATATGTTTGCATATCCGCATTGGCTCAGAGTAATCATCAAGTGAAAGCGAAATAAACTCTGCATCTTTCGTTTTTGTAGGGTTTTTTAAATACCACAAAATTTGACGTGAGTTTGTTGCTTGTTGATAAATGGATTGTTGCATCGCATGAGATATACTAATCCTTTGTGGAAGGCTTTTAGAGGTTTTAAGGTCTATATAAAAATCCTCTTTTGTTTTCTTATCCTCAAAATGAAAATCGGTATAACCAACAAAAGGTATCTTATCAATTTCTAACTCTATTTTTTTCTGATAGGTTAATAAATCCCAAGTGAAAGCATATCTCTGAAACTCTTTAGTACCTAAATTTAATAAAGGCACTAGGTTGTTTCTTTCGTCTTCCGTTTTAGGGTCATTTATTCTAGAGCAATTAACATCAAATTCAGCAATCATTTTTTCTGTTGCTTCCTCTAGAGATAAACCATTAAGCACCATATTTATACCAGACTCAACTGCTTGACCTCTGACCGCTGAAGCACTGGTTGGAAACTCATAGCCAAATATTCGCCTGAGTGCCCACCGCTCCCGGTAAAACGCAAACTCATTAAGATGTGAGAAAGATAAAGGCAACAAATCAAACTTTTCAAAATGCTCAATCATATTAAATCCATATAGTCTTGAGTGTACTTTTTGTTTTCTTCAATTTGTTTTTTCAGATCAAAACAAAGGTCGTGAGCATTACTTTGTCTGCCAAATTTAATTATATATTCGTTAAGGGCATCAATAAGATTATCCATTACCCTTATTTCGCTTGAATGTTTATATAAACCTCTTTCTTTTTGCTTGTCGATTTTTCGTTCCATTTCAAATTCAAAAAAGGTTTTTGAGTTATCATATTCAACCATTGCTTTTCTCCTTTTGTAATGAGTATTCCGCAAAGGTTTTCCCGTCTACTTTCTTTTTTTCAGTAATGATATTATGACCCTTTTGCCTTAGATCGAATATTCTTGAACTAAGCCTAAAGCACCCAAATTTATACAAAGCTTCGAGGGGGGTTATTTTATTACCTATTTCAAGATAATCTAATATTTGTTGGTTTTGTGATTCTGACATTTTAACTCCTTTCTATAAGTTCTTCGCCAGTTCTCGCTCATTGACAACTTTGGTTCTCATGTCATCTCTGAACGCTTTGAAGGACTCAAACCTTATCTTGGCTCTGTTCCTCCTCTTTAAGGTTTCACTATATCTATTAGTAAAATCCCTAAATTTTTCATGAGTATATATTAACCCATCTAATTGTTTGATATTCTTATACATTTTTTGCCTAGAAAAAGAAATTGTTAATTCAGCAACAATCATTTTCTCCTCTTTTTTCATGAGCTCTACCGCTGTGTCTAGGTCGGCAAATATAGTACCTAACTCTTCTTGTTGGTAAGAGAGCTTACTGGGGTCAAATTCTATTGAGTAAATATCCGTCATTTGATGCACTCCGAATACGTTATCATATAGCCTATCTTATCTTTATAGCTGTCATGATGTTTGGGGTTTGATTTCAACCTAACTGTCTTCTGCCAGTCGTTACAAAGAGCCACTTGATGAGGTTTTATTTCTACACCTAGTATTATTGACCACCCCTTTGCTATTTCTTCGTGATTGGTTTTTATATCGCCATAGTCAAGACCACGATTTTCAACAATGCTCACTACCTCTTCACATAACTTTTTACCAACCATCTGGATTTTCCTTTTTCCATTTTATTCTTTCGAGTAAATCTTCTTTCCATTGCTCGTTTAATTCTTTATCTGCGTGCCCTAAAGTATGACACTCACGACACAAGGCATAAAGATTGTCGATCCGGTTGAGCCTATTACCTTTTACCCCACCCATGCCCTTTGGTATCAAATGATGAATGTCAACCGCTTGTGCTTTACGACAATTCCAACACATGGGGATATCGTTCTCATGATACCCCCAAAATTCAGCAAAGAGCTTTTTATAGTTCTTTAAGGTTCTCATTGAATGCCCTGACTGCATTTTTTGTAAGCTCCTCAATGTCGTTTACTGAGAAGTGTCCAGAACCCATAGAACGACCTACCACACCCGTGACAAAAATATCCAAACGCTGTGTCTCGTTTTTATTTAAGGCACTAGAGGGTGGTTTCGGTGCGTAATTATTCTGTGGCATTTGCTGTGGTGCTTGTGGCGGTATTGCTTGGTTAGTCGGATTTGGCAATACAACAAGATTTTGAATATTGGTATATTGATTACCCTTGGCTGATGTTTTGGTATTTATAACATCAAAATTGATTGCATCTCCGGCAAGTGGCATGGGGTTTAATATAACACCCCTTAGATAGCACCTACGCCCATCGATTAACTCTATAGAATAGTTTGGATTTCCATTCTCTGTTTTGTTTTCGATAGCACTTATTATTCCATTATCTGACATATTATTTTCCTTATTATTTATTAATTACGTTATAACCACGACCCTCTAAACACCTATTTATGAAGTCTGTTCTGGTGTTTACTTTGGGGGATAGCCATAACACTCGCCACCTAAGATTATTATACAAAGCTTTGCTTTTATCCCAAACATAGTTGGTTTGGTCTTCCACTAAACTTTTACAAGTATAATAATCATCGTGAAATCGGTTCATATCGCCTTTGATATTTGCCGATGATTTTCCTCGACTATCAACTATTGGCATTGAGGAACAACCACCAATGAAAGCTACTGATAATAGAGTGAAAATTAGTTTTGATTTTCTCATGTGAACTCCAATTCATTTATAAACCTGCCTTATTATTTTGGTTTTGTCACGAAAAAACAACCAAGAAAAAATACCCATAAACAAATAACATGAGTAAAAATAAAAAATCTTTAAACATGATTATACCCACCTGTGATGAAGTTTAATTTTAAGTGCTTCTTCCAAATGATTGACTATGGCAAACCCCATGTCCATACCGCAACCTTGGATACGGACACCATGATTTTTTAAACTGTATCCCAAAAATTTAGATACATTCCAACTCAGATGGATTATTTCGTTTTTGTGGCAAACCATTAACTTTATATCTCTGGTCATGCCGGATTGGGAAACATGAGAAAGAACACAATATATAGTCGAACCTTTTTTAAGATAGTGTCTGAGGTTCTCCTCTGCTAATTTTTTATCTGTGCTTATTTTATTCATTTCTTATTACCTCCAAACTTGGTTATTTTTTCTTTCATAAGCTTTTGAAGTATTAATTGATTGAGGTCTTTTTTGATTGAGAAGTACAAAGACAGTTCTGCTTGTATGCCATGTTTCTTTAAATCTTCTTTACTGGCTTCCCTTTTCTTAGATACAATCTCGCAATATTCTTTGACCAACCCAAAATATTTAGCGGTAGACATGTTCAGAACCCTTACATCTGTGAGCTCTGAACTTACTGTTTTTGTCATATTCATTGTTCCTGCTTTCTAATTTTACCAAATAAAGAATGAAAATTAATCATAGACTGCCTTACCTCTTTGAGGTTCATCCACTCACTTTTCTTGAGGGGTTTTACCCCCTCATCATCGCAATCCATACAATAGTCGATATAAAATTCCTCGATTATTTCTTCCATGCTGATTGGTTTAAGTTTGAATGTCATTAGCAACCTCCCTGAACTACATATTCACAACAAGCAAACATCTCAGCACGCTGATTTCTGCGTAGCCGACTTTGATAAACCTTTTTTGTGATCTCACCGCTTTTATACTTCTGACGTAACTCAGCTCTCTTGGCACGATACTTTTTTTTGATTTTTGCGATACTCATTTTGAACTCCAATTATTATTATTATTATCTTATTAAACCTAGTATGTGGGCTAGGTTATTAAAAGACAAGAAAAAATATTGTGAAAAGGGATTTTTTTTGATATTTTTATGATATTCCTCCTAAGACTAGCGGAATATACAAATGAACTCCAATTCTATTTGTATAACTTGGGGGTAATTTTTATAACTTAGATGGGTGATATCTCATTAGACCTTAGAACTTACCCCCATGACTAAAGAAGCTGACATACAAATATCATGTAATGATTATCTTAATTACCTATGTAAACACTATCATTTTAGGCATTTTCATGTGCCAAATGAGGGTCGAAAGTCTATTGGTTATCATCTTAAGCTTAAAAAAATGGGTTTAAAGTCTGGTTGCCCTGATCTTATTGTAGAGTATCCACCCGGAAAAGTGCTCTATATAGAATTAAAAAATGAAAAGGGTCGGTTGTCTGACGCCCAAAAGCTTTGGTTGGTTCAATCTAAAGCGATGGATACACCGCATTTTGTCGTTAAAGGTGGGGTCACGCAATGTTTAGAGCAGATCAAAGAGATAATTGAAAAAAACGTGCCTGTAAGGTCTTAGTTATTTTCCTGTTGGGTTTTACCTTTTTACTCTTAATAGACGCTGTACAGCCTTTAAATTGCCTTTGACGGGCATTTTGTTTTTTCTTTTGCGTCTTTTTCTCGATCTTATAGGTCTTTTGTCTAT